GCCAACTTGACCCCCAAACGTAACTGTTGGCGTTATTACTGCTGCTCCACTCATGGATTACCCCACTAAATAAGGTGTTGTGATGCGTCTTGTGAATACCGATGAAAGTACCGCACGGACTTGCTTGATGTATTCTTGGTTGAATATCTCTGCCTCACCATACGCCTGTTCTTTGTGCTTTGCCTTGTAGCAAGCATAGAACGCAACCGGCGTGGTGTACGGGTCAGGGATAGTCTCTGTTGGAGAAGATGTGGTCAGAGCCGTAGGCATGATGATGGTGTCCAACTCAATGCTGTACGTCTGATCGGGAACCGGACCCAGATAAATACTGGTCTGGCCATACATGGAATAAGCAATTGGCCTACCAATGTAGTTCTGGTAGTACCGCAAACGAGCATTGAAGTCTGTGAACGCCATATATTGCAGTGCAATACGGGTGTTGCCCCAGATCAAGTTCAAATTGATGATGTCCAGCGTGTTTGAGCCATTGGGCAAGCTGGATGTCAGGATTACTTCCTGGTTGGCTGCTACAGATGATGTTTGGTAAGTACGCAAACAGCCGGTATCTCGCACCATGCGTGTGCGGCCAGCATTGATGTAGTCAGTTAGTTCAGAGTCCGTGTAGAAATTCGCATTGGCATCATGCAGCAATCTCCGGCATTCCGTGATGTAGTCAGAGAGTACCATTTGATCCTCATGATGTTATGCGGCGTTTTGGACAACGCCAGCCCTACGCTTTAAAGGCACAGGGACTGGCTTTGCGTCAACCACGGGGGATAGAACGTGGAGATTAGGACGAGAAGACGAAAAACTAAATGAATTCAATCGCTCAAGAGCTTTATCAAATTCACCGCTGTGCTTCATCCATCCAAGTCGTTGAAGATACGGGACTTTGTTGTCATCGCCGTATCCAAATATGTGATTGCAAACAACAGGCGCAATCTCTACCGGCACTCCGACAGGAAACGTGATCCGCTTGCCGTCAAAGCCATCTTCCAGTTCATGCTCGCTGTTGTTTGTAACCCACATGTTATGCAGTCAAAATATCGCCGTAGATGTACAGGTCAACCGTAGCTGCCGCACCTTGTGCTGTACCCACGTTGATGTACACATAAGCCTGTGAGAATGCGTTTGTGGACGCAATGCTCAAGTCTTGTACAACAGCGGCTGAGGACAGTGAAGGTGTGACAGAAGTCACGATTGCAGTACCACCTGCTGCTGCTGCCGTTTGCACGGTGAAGCGAGCAGTTGTTGGATTAATCGAACCATTGGTCATCGCAATGGCACGAATCCGAAACTTGGTTGGAGTGTCGGCAAATGCAACAAACGTATCGCCTGTTGCATTCAAATTCAACGAAGGAACAACAGCCAGCAGAATGCTACCAAATTGACTGGGCAGTTTGTTTGCAACTCTAGATGAGGCCATGTTTGTTCCTTAGACGGTTTGTAAGTACACAGTGTCAGACACGCCACCAAATGTGTTTGCAACAGTACCTGTGGTTGTGCCAAACGCTGCTGATGTTGGAACCACGCCCGTGTAAGCGGAAGCTACTTGGAACAAACCGTTGTCAGTCAATGTAGCCGCCCAAGCTGTGGTAGATGAGCAAGTTACATAACCTGTTGCAGGGCGAGGAACAAATACACCAGTGCTGATCGCTGGATTGGTCAGTGTGGCTGAACCAGCAGTGACGTTGGATGTTGCAACAAATGGTGCGGTTGCAGTGTTGGTGTAACCAGTGCCGCCAGTTGTAGCAGATGTCAACATGCTCAAGCACATCACAGCAGTTGCTGCGGTGGTTGATGCAGGGCTAAAGCTGATGGTAGGCACAGAAGTCATACCAGCGCCGTTGTTGGCGATGGTGATGGCTGTCACAGTACCAGAGCCAACCAGAGTTGCGTTGACAGTCAACACTGCGCCAGAACCAGTGGTGTCGCCGTTAGCGTTAACCACAGTGATGGTTGGTGCGGCTGTGTAACCAGCGCCTTGGTTGGTAACGGTCACTGCGTTGATTGCGCCACCAGAGATGGTGCAAGTTGCAGTTGCTTGAACGCCACCAGCAGGAGGAGCAGAGATCAACAGGATAGGTGCTTTGGTGTAGTTGCTACCGGCTGTAGTGATAGTCACTGTGGTGTTGATAGCACCACCAACAATCACGTTACCAGTTGCCAACACTGTGCCGCCACCTGCTGTAAATGTGCAAGTAGGAGAAGCGGCAGTACCCAAGCCTGTACCAGCGGGGTAGATACCGTTGGTGTAGCCAGAACCGGCTGTTGTGATAACAGTGCCAACCACTGTGCTGGTCATATTGATCAAGCGGACGTTGAAGCCGTCTGAAGAAATAAGAACAGGAGCAGATTGTGTAGATGCTTCTACAAAGCGCCAAATTTGTGAAACGCCATCATATTGCTGAATGGCGGTGTACGGGCCAAGGTGAGCAGAATACTGACCACTTGGAATAGTGTAGACCGCACCAGCGGGAAGATTGATTGGGGTGTTAGGCCAGTTAGTGCCACGTACACCAAAACCGATTTGATTGAACATTTATTTTCTCCTTAGATGGTGAGCGAGTTGTAGCCAGTGACCTTGGTCATTGCTTTAGGCTTAGTCACCACCAGTTCGGCAATAGTCAGCACAGCGCCAACATAACCGACTTGGAAGTTTGCCAAAGTGGACTCAAAGCCTGTGAAGGCAAATGAACCTTGCTCATGGATGTACAGACTCATGTAGTTGCTGTTGAGCAAATACACTGTACCTTCTGGGCAGTAGGGATCAGGATAGATAGGAACGCCAGCAACCATCAAGGCACGGAAACCAGATTGAGGGCCGTCTGAGTCATTGTCAAAGCCAACACCTTTTCCTGGGGTGATGACGTATGACTCTTGACCAACGTAGTCTTGAGCTAACAGTGTCCATGTACCGAAGCCGCAAACACCGAATGTTGGGACTTCAGCAGCGTTCTTGACAGTACCAGAGATGTATTGCAACAAGTTCTGACGAGTTGGGTTAACAGAACCGGCAGCATACAGCTTGGATTTCCACCAAGTGTTTGATGTACGGTTGATATTGCCGTATGTGGCCAAGGTTGTACCGTCATCCACAGCACCAGGCAAGCCGATGAACTGTTGGGTGTTGGTGGTGTTGTTGTACAGGGCAGTGGCCATGCTGTCCATCATGCTGTTTGTTGCATCGTTCATACGAGCTTCAATCAACGGGATGACTGCGTAGTCTTGCTGCACTGCGCCTTCCATACCGAGGAACGGCACGGGGGCAATCATGAGCTTCAAGTTGAACTCGGCATTTGTCACGCCGACCTGAACGGAAGGCTGGGCAAACGAGCCAGAGTAGTCAGACCACTGTGAAGTGATCATCTGTGAACCCTGCACGGGGGCGGTCACAGAGGACACACCACCAGACGCTTGTTGTGAGTTACTCAACAAAGCAGCCAACAGGGGTGTTGAGTTGTACAGTTGCACAACCAACTTAGGAATGAACGCTCTACGGGTTACGTATGAGAGTTCGGTATACTGGCTACTGCCAGTGCTTGGAATGATACCGCCGCCAATAGCCATTTAAGACTCCTAAAAAAATCCCCTGTTTACCAAACGACCTTACAGACCAATGGGTCTGACAGGTTTACGAAATTCGCCCATTGCCTGTGCTGCAACATCCCGTGCGGCTTGAATAGGATTCTTGTGGAATGCCTTTAAATCAAACTGCCTCATTGGATTGGGATTGTAGCCACTTGGTGTTGGAACTGCCGCTTGTTTCATAAAATTATGATACTCAGCCGCAGTTTCGTGATCAACAATGTTCTTTTCCAACATTATTTTCTCAACTTGCTGGATTTCGGAACGGCTTTGAACCAGTCCCTTGTCCATCAAGTTTTTACGTCTGTTTTCCAGATCGTTGATTGACTCTTTTTCTTGCAACTTGGCTTCCAAAGATGCCACTCGTTGTTCGGCTTGTTGCAACGCACGATTGGTGCGTTCTTCAATCTCTAACTCCGGCATGGCCACATCTGGCCGCACTTTGCGTGTCAATTGCAAAAATGCAGATCGAGTTTCTGGATTCTGGTTTAACTGGTAAGCCAGTTTGGCCATTTCTCGATCTTCGTAAGACATATCTTCTAAACTCATAGCTATCCCCAAGTTAGTTATTTACGTTTGCTTGAACGCTTCGGTTTTGACATGGATTTCCCAGGCGCACGTTGAGGTGAGGTTGGGTAAGCCATGATCAGATGACTTTCTTAGTGCCGCCTGGTTTCTCAAGCGTCATTTTGTTTTTGTACATCTGCGATTGAATCGCTGTGCCGTCTTTGCCGCCGCCGAATTGTGAGAAACGAGGTGGATTAAAGACTTGACCGTGTTGCATGTTGTTGTCAGTGGGTTTGCGGATTGGCAAAGAGCCACGGGGTTTCAAAATATCCATTTGATTTCCTTACATGGGAAGTGGAGGTTGTTGCATACCAGGCATGGGTGCTTGGGCAATGCTGCGTTGCTCAGGAGATGCGCCACCTGCTTGCGGCAGGGTTTGAATCATCTGAAGAATTTCTGCTGGCATGAGTTCACGATTCTTGGCCTCACGTTTGCCAAACATCTTATGCAAAGAGGCTAGCGACTTCATGATCTGCTGGCCTTCTTCAGATTCACTACCCAACGCTGGGAGGGACTGTTCAAGTAAGTCCATCGCCATTTGGATATTGATGTTTGCTGCCGCCTTGCTCCCCATCTTTGGTTCTGGGGTTGACATGGGAGAAGCCATAGGAGGTGTCGATGAGTCAGGGCCAGCACCCGCAGAGGCTGGCGAGGGAATATCGGTATTCTCAGGAGCTTGTCCCTGTTGAATCAATTCCATCATTTTGTCCATCGGCATAACACATCCTTTGTTAATAGGTGGTAGTTAGGTGTTCAGCCAACTACCAATGCTGGGTGGTAAATCCACACAAGATTAAGGTTTAACCCTTAATTACTTGCGCTTGGACTTACGCATACCTTTGCGTGATTTACGTGCCATGTTACTGACTCCTTATCAGCGGCCACATTT